GACCATAAGTGGTTAGAACCTTTACACGAAACCTTTGAGAAGTACGAGATCAATACTCCATAGCGGCAAGCCTGCTTTATTGGTCAATGTATGCACGAATCAGGCGGTTTTAAGATTCTTCAAGAAAACCTGAATTACTCTGCTTTAGCCCTCATGCGGACTTGGCCCTCACGCTTTCCTGATCTAGATACCGCAGATAAATACGCCCATAACCCTGAACTAATAGCCAGCAAGGTCTATGCAGGTCGGATGGGAAACACCACACCTGAAGAAGCTGGCAAATATATTGGGCGAGGTCTTATACAGCTAACAGGCAAGGAAAACTATGCAAACTGCGGACTTGGTCTTGGTGTGGATTTGCTTGGGCATCCTGATTGGCTGGCTACTCCTAAATATGCGGCTCTGAGTGCAGGCTGGTACTGGCACAAGAAAAACCTTAATGCGCTGGTCGATGATATTGAAACCATGACCAAACGCATTAACGGGGGAACTATCGGTTTAGATGACCGTAAAGCCAAAATAAATATGGCCCTAAACGCTTTAGCCTAGAGTTCTCCAAAAGCTGTATGCAAACACAGCTAGAAACAATACACCCCCACAGAACGCACCAAAACCGCTGAAATCAGACTGTTCGGGTCTTTGTATGGCAGTAGCATAGTCAGCATCTTTAAACGCCTCTGAAGCCGATTTATAGGTCTTGCCAACCATTCCTCTTGATCTTGTGCTCATTTTTGTAGCTCCATAGCTTTATTAAATTTTTCTTTCCAATATTTTATTTCTTCTTGTTGTTTTAAAAGTTCAAGCCTCAATAATTCGTAATGAGTTTTATATCCATGAACTCTTAAAGAATTTATTTCAGTTTGTTGCTGGCGCAGCATATCTACTACCCATTTTCTAGCAAGCCCATCCTGAATCCAATTGACATCGTTTTCTAATTCATTAGCTAGTTCATTAGCGTTCATAGCAGATACCATTCCCTTTCTTGGCGATTAGAATCGCTTTTAACAATCTTGCCAGTTAAGCCAATAAGCTTATTGCGTTCTAGTTCAGTCAATCGTCTAGCTACTTGACCGTGATGCAACCCTGATCTTTTGGCGATTAAAGTCTTGCCTGCTGGCGAAACTTTTAAAGCCTCAATGATTAAAGCGTAGTGAGCCGATGGGTTAATTGAGTTAGCTGCAAGGTGTGATGTGTACGGATCGCTCTTTCTAGCTTGGGTATGCGGATCATAGCTAATGATGTAATCACCGTTTTTAGCCATTTCGTAATCGGTCATTTGTTTCATTGCAGCACTCTTGGGGACATTGGTGTTGGTGGGGACATAGGCACGGTATAACCTGTATTGCCTACAACGCTTTGGGTATACCCGTTAGGTGTCGTAATAACAACCTGATTAGGGTACATTGTCGCGGTTTGAGTAGTTACCCCCGCTGAGTTTACAAACTGCGCTGTATTGCCCTGTATCTGAACCGTACCCACATTGTAGCCACGGGCATCGGTCATAGGATAAGACTGCGCTTTAGCTGGTACACCGTATGCAAACATACAACCTAACAAAGCCCCAAGTAAACAACTTCCAATAAAGTCTTTCATTTTGATTCCTTAGTAGGGTGGCAGGCCAAAGTCTTTTTAGTCTGAAATCTCTAAGAGCCATAGAGCTGAATAGTGTCGATGGCCTGCCGTTGAAAATGGGAGTTAAACTTTAAAATCGTCTAGTGCAAAAGACTTGAACAAGTCCACCATTCTTAAGATGTCTTTGTGAGGCATTGCTTTGCCAGTAGCATCTTTAACTATGTCACAAATATCTTCTACTTGTGATTGGGTGATTTCATAACCATCAGGAGTAGTCCAAACATACTCTGCGTAACCTTCTTTAGTGATTCCTAGTTTCATTTGATGCTCCTTTTTCTATTTCACTTTTCTAAAAAGTATGCCCCGTAGGGCGGTTAATTATTTAATAAATTTTAAATCCGAAAATTTGCCTTTCCAACCTTTTGTTAAGGAAGGGTCATATTCGTTAGCTGGCAATAAAACTATGCTTGATGCACCTTTGCCAATAACTTCAACGATAGTGCCTACAGGCCAGTAACCTGATGTTTTGTAACTGACAAGATTGTTACAGCTCATACCTGCACCATAACATTTAGTTAAGATTGCTTTTCTGATTAAACGCATTTTGCTTTCCTTTTTCTATCTCACTCGTTATTGAGTGATACCAGTTTAGTTAAGCCAACTTAACAATGCAAGGGTTATTTGTCTAAGGAAAACCCTAAGATGCAAAAAAACAACAGGGCTGTATTTGGCAGTTACTAGCTGTTAGACGGAAAGCCGCAAAAATCCTAACTTACTGCATCCTACATTGGCGGCTTAACGCCCTTTTTATGTTCTTCCTTGATTCAAATAACAATTTTCTTTAGACCAAGGCATTTGATTATCGTATCTTGATATTGTCATACCTTTTTCAATTTCGCCAAAATCTTTTAAAAATTCATTGAAATCTTCCCAACGGGGATCGTACTCATGGCAAACCTTATGAAATCCTTTTCTCCAACCTTCAAAACAACAACTTTTAATTTTTACTAAGGATTTATATATGGGCGTGTTTTCTTTTCCATTGACTGAATGAGCGTGACCATGTTTTTTATTCTTTTTAGCGGTTTCACTTAGCGTTTCTTTTCGCAAACAACCGCAAGATTTTGTAAGCCCTCTTGACACACTTTGAACATTTAGCGTAATTTCGTTTCCACACTCACATTTACAAACTAACTTTCTTTTTGGTCTAGGCCCATCTTTATTGTATATATGCCCTATGACAGTTAATCTTCCAAACTGTTTCAAATTATATTTTTCAAATACAAATTTGTATGTTGTGTATAGTAGTTTTTTAGTCATTTTTTTTATCCAAAAAGGGTGGGGTACTCACTTCTTTACGCTTTCCCCCGATACCTACTTGCTCCGTGATGCTTTCGGTATTAAAGATTGTTCTTGATCTGATAGACCCTTAACAAGTGCTGGAAGCAATCCCAACTCTTTTGGAGATTGGATTCTTCTATTTCTACTAATTTTACTTGGTTAGTCGTGCCATTGACAAACACGATGGCGCACCTAGCGTTGGGCAAGTTTAGGCCTTCACGATAGCTCGCTAACTGCAACTCATGCTCAAAATATACATCAACCTTATCTAAATCGGTATCTTTGGTTTTGAAATCTACGACAAATCCCGTGCCTTGACCGTTGATTGGTTTAGCCATAAGGTCTACACGCCCACCGTAGCCTAAATGATGAGCAAACGATTTCTCACAAAGCCACGCCTGTTCGCCATAAGTATCTTTCAATACTTTATCAATGGCATCTAGGTAAGGCGGTTTTTCGGGCATATAGACTTGCTCAAACCATGCCTCGATAATGCCGTGAATTGCCGTGCCCCGATTAGCGGCTTGGTAGCCCGTTTCTCGACTGTCCTTCATAACTCTAGCCAGCCACTCCTGTTCGCTCTCCTGTGGCTCTCTAGGCAGCGTTAAAGCAGACAATAAGACCTGTTGTTGTTTCCAAGTATCCAACCCTGCTTTGGACATAATGTTGATGATGGTGGTAGTGCTGGGCAAAAGCCCTTCTTTCCTTGCATCACGCAAAGTCGTAGGTCTTTCACCAGTCTTACCAATGGTGGTATAGGCAGGTGTTCCCTGTTTGGTATACCAATGGCCTGATTCGGCTATTTTTTCTTTAACTATCATCAGAAGGGGATGTCCGACAAGTCACTATCTTCAATAGTTACTTTGTTTTCATCTTTAGCTTTCTGACCACGCCATTCGGAAGATTCTGTAATCTTTTCGCGATAATACTTAGGCAGCGCATCGTACTTAGCTTGGTCAAATTCTGCTAACCAAAAGTGAACTGGGGCATTGATGCCTTCAGGCTGGTGGGCGCGAAGTGCTGATGGTACTGGACTAATACCTGAAATATTGGCATAACGGCCATCTTCACTATGCGTGATATTTACCATGCAAAATTTCCCTAGCAAGTTTTTAAGGTCAAAATTCTTGCGATCTTCCGCAGTCATTTTTTTGTTAGACCATGCTTCTAAGTCTTGACGCAACCTAGCTTGCTCTCCAAGGCTTACGGTATAACGCTTAGACACAATTAACGGCTTGCCGTCATCTGTAGTTAAAGGCATTTCATTATCGTCTTTACCGTGTAGTTCCCAAGTTAAGACAACCTTGTGCATGATCTTAGTTTCGCCAGCCCATTCGGTAGCTTGATGCCCTAAGTCTATGACCGAATACAAACGGGCCATGTGGTTACCTGCTGGGGCTATTTTAAATTCTTTACTGTTATCTGAAATTATCATATTTTTTCCTTAAATGTATTCAACAGTTTTTGTTATAAAGCGTTCATAAATTCTTGGAGATAAAATTTCTTTATCTTTAGAATTTTCGTAATTTCCGTTTAAATAATTTTTTTCAGCTATTGCTTGTGCTTCTTTTGAAGATTTAGCCTCAATTACATCAGTAACACGGTATTGACCAACAACTAAAATTTTGTAAGTTTTTGTTATTTTTTTATTTTTGGTTGTGTTCATTGTTTGCTCCTAATTGATGGAAAAGACTGCAAACCAAATACATTGGCAAAGTCATCAAAGACTGCTTTTAATACAGGGTTCTTGCGTACAGGGGATGGCAAACCACACGCATAGCGTAGGTCACCGATTTCGTCTGCTGTAATAAATACCCCATCTTCGAGGTCTTTAAAGATGCGTTCCAAATGTTCTTGGAAGCTGTTGAAGTCTTGCTCTTGCTCACTCATTTGAGTTTCTCCTAATTTACACGGCTTATGCCGTATTTAGATATTAAGCCAACTTAAATAGGATA